AGAAACAGCAATTACTCAGCTTCCACCTATCGAGATCGAGTTGTATGCGGCTGAGTAAACCCCAAAGCGAAGTCTTTCGTGATGATACGCGATTTAGAGTCATGGTAGCAGGCAGACGCTTTGGCAAGACCCATCTGGCTATTGTTGAATTAGTGCGCCAAGCGTTGCTAGCTAACAAAAGACATTGCTGGTATGTGGCTCCAACCTACAAGGCAGCAAAGCAGATTGCGTGGGAATTATTGAAAGAGTTCTTACCTTTGGAATACATCGAAAAACGCAACGAAAGTGAGTTATCAATTAGGCTGCTTAACGGCTCCATGATCTCTCTCAAGGGTGCTGATAACCCAGACTCATTGCGTGGCGTTGGTCTCAACTTCATTGTGCTTGATGAGTTTGCAGATATGAAAAATACTGCATGGACTGAGGTATTACGCCCAACACTATCTGACAAAGGCGGCTCTGCTTTATTCATTGGATCACCCAAGGGACGCAATCACTTCTATGACCTATGGACTGATGGGGTGGATGGTCGAGATGAGTGGTCTAGCTTTCAGTTCACTACGCTTGATGGGGGTAACGTCCCAGAGAAAGAGATTGAGTCAGCAAAACGTGACCTTGATGAACGCACATTCAATCAGGAGTATATGGCCCAGTTTGTTAACTACTCAGGGATTATCTATTACAACTTTGAACGAGAGCAATCAGTGAAGAAATCAGAAGCGCACTCACTTATGCCGCTACACATAGGAGTGGACTTTAACATCAACCCAATGTCAGCCGTGGTGTTTATTAGAGACAAGAATGATCTTCATGCCGTAGATGAGATTGTCATACATGGGTCAAACACTGACGAAATGGCTGACGAGATTCACCACAGATACCCTAATCGTCCGATCACTATTTATCCTGATCCAGCAGCAAGGCAACGCAAGACAAGCGCAGGCGGCAAGACTGATTTATCCATACTAGAAAACGCAGGCTTTACAGTCAAAGTTAGGCCAGCACATACGCCAATCAGGGACAGGATAAACGCAGTCAACAGCAGGCTAAAAACTAAATCAGGTAATCGACATTTAATTGTTGATCCAAAATGCAAACACGTTATTAAGGGGCTTGAGAGACACACTTACAAAGAGGGAACTTCTCAGCCTGATAAAGATTCGGGGTTCGATCACATGAATGACGCTCTTGGTTATTGTGTGGATTATCTATTTCCAGTGCGTAAAGAAAGCACACAAAGAAAGCCAACTAGGTGGACATAATGGACAGTATTAGTAAAACGCATGATGTATATAATTTGAACGCCCCAAAATGGGAGTTCTTTTTGCGTTCGTATATGGGAGGCAATGACTACCGGGATGGGGAATACTTGCTTAAATACATACTTGAAGATAAAACCGAATATCAAAAACGGCTAGACCTTACGCCACTAGATAACCATTGCAAAAACGTAATTAACATCTACTCATCTTTTATCTGGCGTTTACCTCCTACTCGTAACTTTGGAGACTTAGTTGAAGATCAAGCACTCAGATCGTTTTTAAAAGATGCTGATATGGACGGGAGAAGCCTTAACTCGTTTATGAGCGAGGCCCAAATGTGGTCTGGAGTTTATGGTCATGTTTGGTTAATAATGGATAAGCCTGCCGTGGTTGCTAACACTCGCGCTGATGAATTGGCGCAACAGGTCAGACCTTATCTAACTTTGATCACGCCAGAGAATGTTTTTGATTGGAACTATGAGCGTTCTGCTAATGGACGTTATGAGTTGACCATGCTCAAGGTCAGGGAGTGGATAGACGATGATCGTTCTTTCTATCGCATTTGGGAAAAGGACACCATCAAAGGCTACGAAGTTATTGGTGAAGAGGCTAAGTTGATCGAGAAAATGGATAACCCATTAGGGATCATTCCAGCCGTTTGCTTGTATGGCAATCGCTCACCTATTCGCGGAATCGGTCACTCTGATATTACCGATGTAGCGTATATGCAACGGGCAATCTATAACGAGCTTTCTGAGATCGAGCAGTTAATCCGTATAAGCAATCATCCTAGCTTAGTTAAATCGGTTGATACTGATGCAGGGGCAGGCGCAGGCAGCGTGATTGAAGTCTCTGATACTGACTCGATCAAGCCTTATTTACTCCAACCTAGTGGCGGCAACTTAGACGCAATCAGAGCCAGCATAACTGACAAGGTTGAAGCCATTAACCGAATGACGCATATGGGCGCAGTTAGGGCCACAGACGCACAAACTAAATCAGGCGTGGCATTGCAAACCGAGTTCCAATTACTTAACGCCAAGCTGTCTGAAAAAGCTGACTTATTAGAGTTGGCAGAGGAGCAATTATGGAACCTGTTTGCTATGTGGCAGGGAATCACCTCAGAAATTATGGTTGATTACCCTGATACCTTTGATCTAAGAGACTACGGCACTGAGCTTGAGTTCTTACAACGCGCCAAGGCTTCTGGGGTTAACAGCCCCACCTTTAAAAAGGGCGTTGACAAGGCCATTGCAGAGCTAGTATTGAGTGATGATGATTTAGCTCAAGCGACCATGGAAATAGAAGAGGCTAAGACTATGGGCGAGTTTGAAGACGCTCAAATCTACAAGTATCACATCGACTCAGGCGTAGTTAGTAAAAATGAGGTTCGTAGCGATCTTGGTTTGGAAGCCGTATCAGGCGGTGACTCGCCTATTGAAATGATCCAACCTTCACAGCAGTCAGGTGGCGAATGAGTCAAGCGGCTTTAGCTCACGCCAATAATTTAACGGCCCTTGCTCAGTCACATGGGAGGCTTATTGATGAGGCTTTGATGAGTCTTGAGCTTGAGGTGGCAAAGTTAATTGATGGACTGCCTACCCAAGCTGGCGCACTCAATGACCTGTCAGCCGCTATTGATGTTCGTAGGGGTTTGCGTGAGGCAATCGAGGCTCAATTACTTTTGCCTTATAACGACATTGTGGACTCTCTGGATGAGGTGGTCGCAGGGGTCGCCAGCCAATATCAAGCCCAGTTAGTTGGCGGCATATTGCCCTCAAATCAGGCATCCGTTATTGCTGAATTAAAGCGGTTAACCTTTAGTGGGTTTGAGGATATTGCTAACTCTCACTTAGACACTATGGCACGATTAGTTTATCAATCGACTTTAGTAGGTGAGGCTTCAACTGATCTTGTGCAGCGTATTAGGCACTCAATCAATGGGGTTTATATCAGAGCCAATTCAGATGAGATCAATGACCTTGTTGAGTTTGTTAGGGATAACAAAGACGATCCAGCCAAGGTCGAGGCAGTTGATCAAGCGATTAGCAGGCTTCAAAGGGAGTACGCTTCTGATCGAGCAGGGCAAAACTTAAAGCGATATGTCGGGGTTTATTCCCATGATTCGTTAATGCAGTTCTCTGCAAACATTAACTACTCAGTGGCAAAAGAGCTAGGTGCTGATAAGTGGGTTTACTTTGGCGCGTTAGTTGAGGACAGCCGCCCCTTCTGCCAGAAATACAAAGATCAAGTTTTGACCACAGATCAGATTAATGAAATATGGGCTAACGAGACTTGGGCGGGTAAAGCGTCAGGCAATCCATTCACAGTGCGCGGTGGTTATCGCTGCCAGCACCATTTTAGAGCAACCTTTGATGACTGATCTGAAATTTGATGACCCAAAAGTAGCTGAAAGGTATAACGAGGCGGTTAATGATTACACTGATTTATTCGGTGAACACCCGCCAACGATTGAAGCCCCGATACACTGGGATAGTTTAGAGTGGCTTGAATTAGTAGAAGATTGCATTTCAGACGGAGTGCCTATGGATTTTAAACAGGGGAGTATTTTATGAGTGAAGTAGCAGAAGTAATTGAACCAACATCTAGTGCAAATGAACCAGAAAAGACCTTAACTCAGGCCGAAGTAGACAAGATTGTCGCAGATCGTGTGGGCCGTGAGCGCAGAAAGTTTGAGAAGAAATACGATGGGGTCGATGTAGACCAATTCCAAAAGTGGCAGGAGCAACAAGCCAATGCAGAAGAAGAACAAGCCAAAGCTAAAGGTGAGTTTGAAAAAGTCATCAAGCTACAAGCCGAAAAGAAAGACGCGGAAATAGCAAGACTCAGCAAATTAGTCACAAATAACGAGGTTGATGGGGCATTGTTAAGGGCCGCAGAATCGGGCAGCGCAATCGCACCTACCCAAGTTACTGAGCTATTAAAAGGCAAAGTTAGACTAAACAGCGAAGGAAGGGCAGAAGTTCTGGATAACGATGGGACAACGCTATATGGTGACACTGGTGAACCATTAACAGTCAAACAATTAGTTAATGAATTCCTTACGACTAACCCGCATTTTGTCAAAGCCTCTTCTGGAGGTACTGGCTCAAGTGGGAATGTTGGTGGCAATACACAGAAGCCTAAATCTGTGGGTAATATGTCCAGCAATGAATACGCTGAACATAGAAAAATGATAGGTCGCGGCAATAATGTCGGTGGCTACATCAAACCCATTTCGTAAGGTTTTCTGTTTAAGTTGCCTTGCGTTTGTTTTTAAATAACGTGAGGCACTTCCCATGGCAGCATCAACCACAGCAACACTTGACGATCTCTTTGCTAATATTATTCAAGAAGCCATTTTTACGGCTCAACAGCGTTCTCTTGTTCGCAATTTCGTTTCTATCTATGACATTTCTAGTCAGTCTGGAAAGACTGTTCAAGTACCCATTTATCCAGAAGTTGCAGCCGCAGCACTAACCGAAGGGACTGACCTTGCATCCACAGCCGTTAGCACTAGCTCAGTGACAATTACTGTCGCAGAAGTCGGTGTGCAAGCTGTGTTGACTGATCTTGCCGCTCAAGCTGCCGCTGGTGATGTTGCTGGCGACTTAGGCCGAGTTCTAGGTGAAGCCGTAGCTAAGAAAATGGATAAAGACCTAATCGGCTTGTTCACTGGTTTTTCTCAAGGATTTGGCGCGGCAGGCGCGGAGCTAACTGTTGCTGACTTCTTTAAAGCGGCTGCAACCCTCAGTGCCAATGGCGCAAGCGGTCAACCATCTGCAATCATTCATCCATTCCAAGCCTATGCCCTTAAAGCCAACATGACTAACACCTTTGTTAACCCGAATGGCGGTGACTTGCAGAATGAAGCCATGCGATCTGGTTATGTCGGTCAATTAGCTGGTATTAACGTCTATGAATCTTCCAACATTGCAGTTGACGGATCAGATGATGCGATTGGCGCAGTGTTTGTACCTTCTGCATTAGGTCTAGCCGTATGTTGGGATGTGAAGATCGAGCCGCAGCGTGACGCATCCATCCGTGGGTTTGAGCTAAACGCTACAGCCTGTTATGGCGTTGGTGAGTTAGTTGACTTGAATGGCGTTAAGTTAACCGCAGATGCAGCGTTGTAGGGAGTAGCTTATGGCTATGAGTGCCGATAAAGATTTGTCGGCTATCTTACCTGATATTTTAACTCTTGGAATCCCCTCATTTGCAGGGGAACATGCAAAAGTTAAGACCGATATTTTACGAAAATTGCGTAAAGATTGGTGGCCTAAAAAGGGCTTATCAGGTGAGCTAAATCCCAGCCTTTTAACTGATTCACAGTTTACCAAAGCCGCTGCTTATTTAGTGTTATGGAAATACGCCATACCTATGCTGGCAACTTGGGATGAGGGTGATCGTTTTTATAAAATGATCTCTTTCTACAAGCTGAGATATGAGGAAGAGTGGGACGATGTGTTAATAGATGGGATTTCCTACGATGCAGACAATGATGGTGTTGTGACTGCCGATGAAAGAGAACCCATCCATTTTGGAAGGCTGACACGTTAAATGAATATCAGCGCAACTATCAACACAGCTAAAGTTATGGCGGCTTTAAAAAAGGCCCAACCATCACCACAGCAAACTAAACGCGCTCTAGGTCGAGCAGCGTCAGAGCATATTTTAAATATGTTAAAACGTGTTGATAGTGGTGTTGGTTTAAAAGGCGTATTCAAACCATATCATCCTAAATATGCAATGTTTAGATCAAAAAAAGGCCGAAGTGCTAGCAAAGTAAATTTACAGTTTACGGGAAGAATGTTGGCTAATGTATCGCTGACTTCAATCAGCCCGTCTAAAGCAGTTATTGGCTTTTCTAGCGAAACAGAAAGAAGAAAAGCAATTGCAAATCAAAAGATGCGGCCTTGGTTTGGAGTGAATAAAAGTGAGCAGAATTTAATTACATCAAGATTTATATTTGAGATTTTCAAATGAGCGTCAGAGAAAGCATTGCCGCAAATATTGTCGAAGTTCTGGGGGCAATGGATGATCCGCTTTTAAAGAAAATCACGCGCCAGCCATTTGATTACGAGCGTCTTTCTAATGCTCAATTTCCAGCGGTGTTTGTGCAAGGTGCAGAAGAAACGAGGGGAGATATAACCCTAATCGGTATTCGTGAATCAAGCATCAATTACCAAATAATTGGCTTTGTGAAAGGGCCAGACATTGATACTTACAGAAACGAATTAATCGAAGGTATTGAGAACGCTTTGGAAGTTGATAGAACCAGAGGCGGTCATGCTAAAGATACTCAAATACTGTCAGTAGATACCGATCAAGGCGCGACTGATCCGATAGGCGGTATTACCTTGACTGTCCAAGTTCGTTATCAATACATGAGAGGTTCTAGCTGATGAAAATGTATAGAGATAAATCATCCGTGATTGTTCACCCTTCACAGATTGAGAATATGAAAGTTCGTGGATGGAGCGATAAAGCACCAACCGCAAAACCAAAGAAAGTAACTAAACAGGAGGCCGATTAATGGCTACGCATAATAGTTCAGAAGGCATTATCAAAATCGGTTCCGACACTCTTGGAGAGTTGCGGTCATACAGTTTAAGCCAGACTGCGGCAACCATAGAGACAAGCACGTTAGGTGACGCGGCTAAAACCTATACGGCAGGGCAAACCTCTTTTTCTGGTTCTGCGGAAGCCTATTGGGACGAAACTGATGCGGCTCAAACTGCAATCACTGTGGGTTCATCTTTAACGATCTCTTTCTATGCAGAGGGAGCCACTAGCGGTGATAAGTATTACACAGGCACAGTATTAGTTACTGAGGTTGGTTTAAGTGCCGCCACTGATGGGATCGTTGAAACTTCTTTCAGCTTTACTGGTACAGGCGCACTGGCTTTATCTACTGTGTAATAAAAGTTTAACGGCTAGGTCTTATGACTGAAAGGCGTTTTCCCCGATGCGCTTGCCGTTAATTTAGTCGGGGGACTAATTGGGGAATTATTATGAGTGACATTTTAGAAGCAGCAAAAGTACATTTTTCAGATCGTATGTCAGCAGAGCTTAAATGCGTTGACGTACCAGAATGGTCTACAAAAATATATTTCAAGCCAAGCATGAATTTTAAAGATCAGGGTGCAGTTTTAAAGTTGCATGGTGACAATAAGCCAGCCGAGGCGGTCATTATGACGTTGATCATTAAGGCTATGGATCAGAACGGAGTGAAGTTATTCAAACGCGCTCACATGACTGAAATGATGCTCACTGTTGACCCAGAAGTTGTAAGCCGAATAGTCACAGAGATGAGTGACGATGATCAGCCCACTGTGGAGGATGCAGTAAAAAACTAAAGCAGGATCATAATTTGCGTTTTGCCATGCAATTAGCGGAACACCTTCACAAGACGTTGGAGGAAATTATGAACCTAGACACTGATGAAATACTACTTTGGGCAGCTTTTTTGGAGTTAAAGAATGGCAAGTGAAAACGTCAACATCATCATCAAAGCGCACGACAGGACGAAGCGGTCTTTTCGGGCGGTAACGATGGGATTAAATGCCATTAAAAAAGTCGCTTTCTCAATGCAGACTGCTTTGATTGCGGTTGGCGTTGCTGGATTTGGTTATCTTGTTAAAAAATCTTTAGAAACTACAGATGCTCTTGGAAAGTTTGCAGACAAGATAGGCATAGGAACGGCTGAATTAGGCGGTCTAAGACACGCTGCCGAGTTGACAGGGGTTGCTACAACAACCTTGGATATGGGCTTACAGCGCATGGTGAGGCGCGTTTCTGAGGCCGCTAATGGATCGGGTGAAGCTAAAGACGCTTTGATTGAGTTAGGGCTTAGTGCTAAAGCATTAAACACTTTGGCTCCTGATCAACAATTTAGAGCTATTGCTGATGCAATGGAGGGTGTAGCGGGGCAGGGTAACAAGGTCAGATTGGCTATGAGGTTGTTTGATACCGAAGGCGTGTCATTAGTGAACACTTTAAAAGGCGGCTCTGCGGCTCTAATCGAAATGGAAAAAGAAG